GAGTGAGCGCCTCGATCATCGGGTGTTCACCGTCGTTGACGACGACCCGGACGAGTTCCCCGGCCCGGACGTAGACCCTCGGCTCCTCCGTCCCTGAGTTGACGGCCTCGAGTGCCCGCGCGGTCACTTCGGGGAGACTCTTGTGAGCGACGTCGATCGCGTTGCTGAGGATGTCGTCATCGACATAGTCCTCGAGCTCGGCGGCCCGGTAACCGGCGACAAAGAAGTCGTCTAGCCCGCATTTTCCACCGTCTCCGAGATCCGGGAGGATGACCGCATGGACTTCCCTCGCCCCTCGCCTCTTGAGCATGGCCGAAAGCCTCGTGAGGGCCGACCTGACCGACGACTTGACCATGACGTCAGAGTCGAAGGCGATGAACACGGGACGGCCTTTGATCGCGATCCTGTCCCAATCGGCTAGCTCGAGGATCCCTCCGTCGGATCCTCGGCCGCGCCAATTCCAGACCCCGAGGAGGTCGATGCAAGTGATCCCGCGCATGACCATCGAGTCCGCTTTCTTGGATCCTTCGGTGATCCAAAGGGGAGACCCAGGATCCCCGAGAGATCCCCGGGCGGAGGGAGGGACGTCGATCCGGAGAGGTACCCCGTGCTGGGTCTCGTATTTGATCGGCTTCCCTGAGTCGTTGAGCCTGGGTTTGTGAGGGCGTATCTGATAGAGGTCGACCGTCCCGTCAACGGTATGGATGGGGACGACCAGGGCGGGAGCGAGGGCGGCTTGGAACTCAGGGAACCCGAGCGCGGTGAGCTCCGCGGGAGTCTGAGCGGTGAAGTACCCGCGCGACTCGATGACGGCCAAACTGAGCCCGGATCCTTTGACGAGGGAGTCCCGGTCAGAGTCGGCGAGGTACTTAGGCATCGATTGTAAACCTCGGTGTCCAAGGAGCAACGACGACCCCGCGGGACAAGTGCATTTGAGCGATGTAACCGGGGATCCTGTAACCTCGAGGAGGTTCAGGGACGACGTCGATGAAAACAGTGCGTGAGACGTCAAACCCTCGAGTTTTCACATAGGCCGGTTTGCCACAAAGGGAGCAGGTCACGGAGTTGAAATATCCCGGGTGAGCGTAAATGATGAACCGGTACGCACATTCCGGATCCGAACAAGCGGCCTCGAGGCCTTCATCCAGTCCGGTCACTTCACCCACCACTCCTCGAGAACCGGCTCCGCTTGATCCCTGACGAACTCGATGTAGACAAACCGTCCCGCGAGGCCCCTACATACTCTTTCGCCTCCCTCCGCTTCGAACGCTTCCCTATGGCGCTTGCGTTGAGAAAGTCCTCCCGCTTGGACAAAGACCGGCCCCGGGTTTTGAGGATCCATGCAAACGAGATCCGAGGCCAACTCCGTGTCGGCCCGCCTCGAGACGACCTTTCCCTTGACGAACGTGACCGAGTGCCGCTCGGACGTGATGATGATCCAACCTTTCGAGCGAACCCAAGCCTTAGCCGCTTTGGTCGTGAAGGCCTTTCCTTGGCTCCGTGGAGGCCGCACGGCCTTCTTGATGGCCTTGAGCTCGGCGGCTAGGTTTTCCGCGACGTGCTCGGCCGTCCTGGCTGACCTCCAATCATAGGTTTGTCTTTGCCACTGGTCAGGTTTATGGCGGAAGATGGGAGGGATGAGGAGGCCGTCGTCGTCTTTCCAACCTCGCGCCTCATAGTATTCGTAGGGAGTCTGTCCTTGATTCATGGTGTCCTGAGATAAAAAGGCCCGAAAGCGATCGCTTCCGGGCCGTGGTCTTTGCCCGATGAGGGCGCTTAGTCTATCACTGGGACGGACGCGGGAGCGCTCGTCTTTTGCAAGAGCTTGGGGACGCTCTCCGCCGGTTTGTCCTTGAGCGCGAGGATGATCCCGCCCCAATAATCGTCGCCGACGTCGCGGAGCCCGGCCAAGGTCTTGCTTAAGAGCTCGCTCGCATAGGCCGTCTGAGCGATCTTGATCCACTCGGCGGGCATGTCTTGAGGCGTCGGCCAATTCTTGCTCTCGGCCAACTTGATCAAGTTGGCGAGATGGGTGTCGGCCTTGACGGTCATGTTAGCCGCGGGAGGCTCGACCCAACAAGGATGAGCCTTGAGCTTAGGTTTCATATCGTCCCAAAGTTCCTCGATCGACTTCTCCGACTTCTCGCGTTTGGCCACGGGAACCCCGTTACCCTGCGAGTCGACGTGGAAAAAGTTGACCCAGGTCGGGTACTTGCCCCACTTGTTAGCCTCTTTGGATTGGCTCGCCTCGATCACGCATTGTTCGTCTTCCTTGAGTTGAAGCAGTCCCCACGCGAAGGAGATCGTCGTCCCGCTCGGGGAGTCGAATTTCCCGTCCATGTCGGAAAGCCAAGCCTCGACGGTGATCAGGCCGTCTTTGGTGAGGATGTCGGCCGACAAGTGTTGATAGGCCTTCTCTGAGGCGTCGTCGGGTTGGTACGTCCGGATCGTGATCTTCTTGAGCCGTCCGACGATCCTTGGCCGGACTCGGAGGTCTCCCTTCTTTTCGGATCCGGTCGCGATCTGACCTTTGTCGAACCGCCATGTCGGATTAAAGGGACGCTGGACTTTGACCTCGTCGTCGCCTAGGATCGTTTCGTCTTGGTTGATGGTTTCGTTACTCATCTTAGTTCTCGTTTCGTTTCTCGTTTTGGTTTCCCCGTCGCTTGACGATGTTACGGTAGGTTTCCACGCTCACGCCAAACTCGGCGCAAATGTCCTCGAGTGGCTCGCGCGAGGTTTTCACGCGAAGGATCAAGAGGTTCTCTCTCTCCCTGGAAAGCTTAGTAGGTCGCGGCATCGGGTTGGAGACATTATTTAGCCTCAGACCAATAAATGTCAAGGGTAGGGATTGACATTTCTTGGTCTGAGGCTAAATAATCCCGGCGAGGACACTCCATGGACTATAAACCGTGCTTTCTTTTCGCCGACATTGACCGACACGACCTCGAGCTCGCGATCCGTATCACGAGCTCGAGGCCTGAACCAGACTTCCCGATCCGCCTGAACCCGTTCCGGGAGCGGTTCACCGACAGGCTCAAGGCCGCGCGTGTCGCGGTCATCGAATCGAAATCCAACGGGGTTTGTCTCACCGAGCCCGCGCTCGACCTCGTCGTCCAAGCGGTTTACGTCGGAAAGAGCCTCTACGACTGGTCTGCGAAAATGGCCGGAGCCACTCCGGAAGAGATGCGCGGGGTCGCTCCTACGTTAGGCCGCGCGTTCAACCAAGTCCTCGAGGGGATCCCGAAGATCGCGACCGAAAAGGACATGTCCGACCTTTTCCCCGCGTTTTCGCCTCAAGCTTTGAAGATGGCGATGATGGTCGAGCAGATGCAAGAGGAGCTCATCCTCTGCAAACTCATGAAAACGGTCTATAAGATGGCCGAAGAGGTTCGGGTCAGCCAGGCGGTCAAACAGTGAGAGAGGGTTCGATCTCCTTCCGGGTCGAGGAACGGATCGCGACCGGGAATTACCAATGGGTCGAGCTTTGCGCGACGGTCAGCCACGTCCCGACGGACGCGACCGAAGAGGACATCGACCGGATGATGGGAGTCGCCGACGTGGTCGGTTTCAAACTCCGCGAGAGGATCCGGAACCAGATGGCCGCTGTGAGGTACGAGAACGTCCCGGCCGAGCCCGACGAGTCCGCTTTCGAACCCGCGCCTCCCGTTTCTCCCGATACTCCCGCTGACTGGACAGGACACGAGAAAAAAATCGTGATCGTTGACGAGTCCGGGAACGTGAACATCGAGACGGCCAAAGAGATAGCGAAAGAAGTCTCCGACTTCTTTGTGTCGTCCGTGAAAGTCGACCCGTCCGAGCTCGTCGGCGAAAACGAGGAGCATGACGAGTCTGGTTGGTCGGACTTGGTTCACAAGGACGGCTCAGTGACGTTTGAGATGAAAGAGTCCGGAGCCGTGATCGCTTCGGGGTTCATCTCGGCTCCCGGCGCCATGCTTGCATCCGAACCTATTGGCGCCGAGCAGGTGTTAGGGGACGACGAGGTCAAGATTCCCTCGAGGACGGTGACGGTAATCAACGTCGAGGTCGACCTTCCGGACTCAGGATGGTTAAAACTTCCGATGACCGAAGAGGGAGATCCAGGATGCGAGACCGCCGGTCAGTTGAAGGCCTTGAACACGGCTCTCTCTAACGCGGGATTTAAGGACAAAGCGAGGCACGAGGCGAGCTACGTCATCCTCCGGGATCCGGAACTAGGAGAATTCGAGATCGATTCGATTCCGAATTCTCTCCGCGACCTGAGCAAGGCTCACGCTTGCATCGTCCTCGATTGGTTTGAGAAAGCGACGTCGACCGACCTCTCGGTGATCCACAAACTCCTGACGTCGCCGAGCGTCGACCGGGAGAGGGCCAAGGTTCAACCGCGGCTCGAGGTCGAACCGGTAGCCGAAGGAGATCCGTCCAAGTGGATCCCGTGCGTCGCATGTGAAGGATCCGGAGAGAGATCGACGGGAGGCGTCTGTTACGCTTGCAAGGGCGAGCGTTTCTTTAAGGTTTGTCCCAAGTGCCAAGGGACAGGCAAGTATCCCGACCCGTTCGAGCCTACGCGCGGGGAGATCGAGTGCGAGTGCGACACGCGGGCCGTGCTCTCGGTCGACAAACCTGAGTTCAAACCGAAAAGCGTACCGGTCATCGAGGAGGCTCCCGAGGCCGGGACGATACAGGAGGACAAAGTGATCACCTTTTCACCAGGACAAAAATCCGCGATCGAGCGGGTCAAGAAAGCGATCCGCGCGGGAGAGGGCGGGATCTTCTTTCTCACCGGGAAGGCCGGGACTGGAAAGTCGACCGTGACGCGCGAGATCCGCGACAAGTTCAGGTCGGTCGTATTGGCTCCTACCGGCCTCGCCGCGGTCAATGTCGGCGGGATGACGGTTCACCGGTTCTTTGGGTTCCGAGGAGGGCCTCAGACGCGAAAACAAGGGAGCCTCGACCGGCCGAAAGCGGAAGTGCTCCGGAGGGCCGACGTCGTGATCATCGATGAGATCTCGATGGTTCGCGCCGACCTCCTCGACGCGCTCGAGGTCAAGATGCGGAAAACCATGGGGAACCGGAAACCGTTCGGCGGGAAGGTCGTCCTCGTGGTCGGGGACATGTGGCAATTAGAGCCCGTAGTGACCGACAAACCAAACTCCGAAGGGGTCAGCGAGCGAGACTACATTGAGAAGAGGTACCCGTCTCCGTTCTGGTTCGACGCTCTATGTCTCACGAACCCGAACAACCGGCTCCCGGGCCTCACCGTTGACGAGGAGGACGTCGACCTCCAAGTCGAAGTGCTTGAGCTCGAGGACGTGTTCAGGCAAAACGATCCCGAGCTTATCTCGGCGCTCAACCTCGTAAGGGTCGGAGACCCGAGCGGCATCGAATACTTCAACAAACGCGCGGGACTCCCCGTCCCGCGCGGTGACGTCGAGCCGGTCTATATCACGATGACGAACGGGAAAGCGGACACCGTCAACTCGAGCAGGCTCGCCAACCTTCCGTCTAAAGAACGTTGGATGTCGGCCGCTCAGGTCGACGGAGAATGGAAAGAGGACGAGTACCCGGCTCCGGCGTCTCTCATGCTCGGCGTCGGAGCCCGCGTGATGTTCACCAAGAACGGGATGTACTGGTGCGCTGAGGGCGAGGTCAATTACACCGGCGGCGAGCCTGAGACGTTCGTCAGCAACGGCGAGATCGGTACCGTCATCGAGCTCGGCGACGTCCCGACGGTGAAACTGAGCGACGGCCGCGTCGTCAAGGTCAGCCCCGTCCAATGGAAAAAGATCGAGTATGCGTACAACGTCGAGAAGGACGACATCTCCGAGATCGAGAAAGGATCCTTTACTCAGACCCCACTGAAACTCGCTTGGGCCATCACGACCCACAAGAGCCAAGGGCAGACGCTTGATTCGGCCGTCCTCGAGCTCGAAAAGAAGGCTTTCGCTCATGGCCTCCTCTATGTCGCCTTGAGCCGCGTGAAGTCCGTCGAAGGGCTCTACCTCCGCCGAAAGCTGAACCCGGCCGACATCGTCGTCCATCCCCGGATCCCGTCGTTCCTCAAAGGCGATCCCGCCGTGACACCCCCAAAAGCGGGAGCGGAGGTAGGGAGCCTTTTCGACTGATCCCGGAGCCCGGATCCTCATGGATCAACCCTCATGGAGGCCTCGTGGTCGTCCATGAGGCCTCCATGAGGGTTGGTTCACTACCAGATAGCCGGACGATCCGGCGGCCACATTTTCGACTTACCTACCTCCGATTTTCTCGACCGATACAAACACTATGGACACACCGTTCGACCTGACAATCCCGGGCCCGAAGGCTCGGGCCGCTGACGCGAGAATCAAGACGTCTCTCGCGTCAGCCTATAAGACAATATGCGACGAACTTCCCGAAAGCCGGGCCCGTTCTCTCGCCTTGACCAACCTTGAACTTTGCGGCCTATGGGCCGAGAAGTGCGCGAACCAATCGGATCCCGAAACCGAGGTCATCCGATGAAACCTCTTGGATGCGTGGTATTGATCGCGGTTATTTTAATAATCAGCCTTTTAGTATCGCTCGCCATGTGGGGACTGTGGGGAGTCGTCGTTCCTTGGTTCTTTCCTAACGCTCCAAGCAACATCGCTCATCCTCCGTTCCTTATTTTCTATGCGGCTAACACATTGATTAACCTCATGTTTAGCGCTTACCGAAGATCAAAGGACTAAACCATGAAACTCAGTGAAACCACTCCCATGCAACCTAAACATCACACCCTCAAAACTCTCGACACCCACTTTGACAAAGTCGCCTCCGGACAAAAGCTTTTCGAGGCGAGGGTCAACGACCGAGACTACCGGGAAGGTGACACGGTCGAGCTCGTCAGCGTCCTCCCGGCCTTCACCATGTCCGATCGCGCCAACGGATGCGCGACGGTCTACGACGACGACACCGAGCCCATCAAGTTCCAAGTAGGAACCGTGCTCAAGGGCCCGAAATACGGCATAGCGGAGGGATGGTGCGTGTTTTCCCTCCTTCCCATCAAAAAGGCTCATCCTTTGGGCATGGAGCCGGTCAAAACGGCCATTATCGCGACCGCTCTCATCGCCGCGATGGTGTGTATCCCCTTCGGCCTTTGGTGGGGAGTCGGCCAAGCTGATCAACGGGCCGAGAACTGTAAGGCTCTCGGCGTGAATTGCCCGACCGAGGCGACCCTCATGGATCTCGGAGGGATGGCCTACGTCGAGCATAACCCGAACGGGACTTGGAGCGTGAGGGCCGAGCCTCGAGACGAGGGGAACCCGGATCACCACATAAAACCCAACGTCCCCGAATCGGATCCTCCTTACGAGGTAGCTCCGAACGACCGACACGTGGAGGGGAAAGTCAGTGGGGTCTAACATCGACAAGTATGAAGTTACTAAGATCGCACACTCTGAGATCAGAAAGGCGGTCACTTCGGTCATCGAAAAGAACAAAGACATTGTCGAATCTCAAACGGTCGAGATGGTTCTTTCGATGGACATCGAGCCAATTTTCAAGGAATTGGTAAACGCTCAAGCTAAGGACGTCCTCGAGGATTGCGTGAAAGTCGCCGTCAGAAGGGCGTTATCCGACGCGATGAACAGTGAGGAAGTCCAATCGTTCATCAAACAAAAGGCCATCAACGTGCTGACGGGAGTCAGGATCGACCTTTCGAGTGTCGCGACGGTCAAAGTCAAGAGGGCCACTCATGGAGTTTAAGGTTCCAGGAGACAGACCCGGAGAGTTCCATGTCCTCCGGGTGGAACTCGAGGCGTCCCGGACGACCCTTCTGAAAGCCTTGAGCACGAAGCATAAGGCCATCGAGGACGCGGTCGAGGAGGCGATAAGCAAGACCGACCCCGAACAACTTGTCGCGAAGATCGTCCGGGACAAGTTGCCCCTTATCCTCGAAAACGCCATCGAAAACAGGTTGAGGGCTATGGTTGACTCTGTAACGAGGTCTCCCGAAGTCGCTGACAAAATGCGCGAAGCGGTTCGACAATCAATACTCAGAAAGTTTGGAGAAACAAATGGACAGGATAACGACTGAACAATTCAGCCTAACTAATTGCCACGTCTTAGAAGGACTGTCCAAGCTTCAAAGCAATAGCGTAGATTGCATAGTGACAAGCCCCCCTATTGGGGATTGAGAGACTATAGTCTTCAACCTACGATTTGGGGAGGGTCTCTAAAATGCGACCATCAATGGTCTAAGATGGTCAAAAAATCCGGTAACGGTTCGGTCAACGCCAAGATGATAGGGGACACACTTTCTCAATCGTCAGCGACTAGGATGCCTCATGACTCGGAACTATGCGACAAATGCGGAGCATGGATGGGACAATTAGGTTTGGAGCCGACCGTAAAGATGTTTCAAGAGAACATCTTGCTCGTCACGTCGGAACTTTACCGGATACTCAAACCTAGTGGAACGATGTGGCTCAACCTTGGCGATTCTTATTTTACAGGAGGAGGGCCCAGAAAAGAGAACAAAGACGGGAACTTCGACCGGGACTTGCAAGGGCCGCCAATACAACCCAATCGATTGCCGGGCGGAGCTCCCGTAAAGTCAAAAAGCCTCGTCGGAGTTCCTTGGAGGGTCGCGCTAGCTATGATGGACGACCAAGGATGGATCTTGAGATCCGAAATAATATGGTCTAAATCCAATCCAATGCCTGAAAGTTGCAAGGATAGACCGACAAGGGCTCATGAGCAAGTGTTCTTGTTCACTAAGAAAAGCAAGTATTACTACGATCCGTCTTACCTTCAAACCGAACCTCAAAAATCGAGCGTGAGGATAGACGGTTTGACTGATATGGTAAACGCTAGGGATGTTTGGAGCCTTCCCGTTTCAAGTAGTAGTGAAGCGCATTTTGCCACTTATCCCTCGGAATTGGTCAAGCGGTGCATCCTTTCCGGGTGTCCTCTCGGAGGTAAAGTGCTAGACCCGTTTTCAGGATCCGGCACGACCGTAGCGGTTTCGGTCGAATTAGGACGTTATGGGATAGGGTTTGAGCTTAGCCGAAAGTATTGGAACATGAGCGTTAACCGGATGAAGGTGACTAACCTTAACCTGTTTACCTCCTGAACTTTCCAGGGCAGCCGATCCTTCCGAAAGAGTCCTTTAGCTTGATCCGATCCTTTCGCTCGGTCACTGGTGAGCCCGGACGCTCACGGTGGCCGAGCTTTTCTACGATCAGGTCGGTCGCTTTCCCTATCGGTTCGATCGCCGTGCTCCTCGAGACCCTTCCGCCGTACCTCATGGCACACTCGAAAGCGAGGGCCCGCGCGATGACGATGTCGTCATGTTTCCCCGGAGGAGCGTTCATGGTGATCTTTCCTCCCGGCGTTTTCTCGTATTGGTAGGACGACAGCTCTCCCATTCCGACCGCTCCGATCGCAAACCCGTCCGAGTTCTCGTAGTCTTTCCCGACAAACCGGACGTCTTGGTTGGCGATCGCGATCGCGAGTTGGTTGATGAGGTTGACCTTCCGGAGGTTGTTGAAGATGAACGGGTCGAGCGGTTGGTCGGTGATCGACTCCTCGAGCGCTCTGAAAGACCGGTCTCCAACCCCGGTCGAGTCGACCAAGACGGGAGCTCCCCTAAACCTCTTGCACCGGGACGCGATCCAATCCTCGATGAGGATCCAGTCCATCGAGTTGATCCGGTCGAGAAAGACCTCGTCGCCGGTGTAGGCGTCGATGACAGAAACGACGGTGAAGTCCTGGTGTCGGCCGAGGTCGACACCGATGCAAAATTGGGATCCGCTCGCGCGAAGCCGCTCGGCCTCCTCGTTGTCGATCACCGAGACCTCACGGTAACCGCGGAAGATCGCGCCGACGGCGTCGAGGAACTCGGCGTAGATCTCCTGAGTGAGAAGGTGTTCGGGATAACCTTTGACGAGGTCGGCCATCTCCGCCGCGGTGATCAAGGGATTGCTTGAGGTCGGCATTTGCCACGAGGCGTATCCGGGTTCCTTTTGGACTCCAAGGTCATAGAAGTCTTTGACCCAGTTGTCGCCTCGAGGAGTGGTCGTGATGACGAAACTCCCCTCGTGGTCGATCAGGACGGGCCGGATATATTGGTAGTAGATCTCCCCGTTCGGCTCCGTCGCTCCCTCGTCAAAGCCGACTTGATCCAATCCTCGACCTAGGAGAGATCTAGGTTTGTGGCTCGATTTACCGAAAATCGCTCCGCCTGACCGGAACGCGACGACTTGACGTCCGGATCCCATCCTTGGCTCACCGGCGAGCAGGGATCCCATCGCGTTCCCTGTGACGAGGTTGACGCACTCCTCGAAGACGACGGAGCCGAGCTCGTAGTTAGGGCCGAGGCACCAAGACCAACCGCCAAGGGCCGCGCAAACGACGTGCTCGGCCGCCATCGCCTTGCTCTTTCCCCAACGACGGCCACAAATGAGAGACTTGAACCTAGCCCGCGACGTGTGGAACTCCATTTGTCCCGCGTGAGGACGGTAGCCCATGACCTCGAATAGCTTGAGCTTTTCCTCGATTGTGATCGATTGCATTAGCCCCTGGTAAAACGGCCGTTTGACCGACGCGAGCTCCTTCGACCTGAGCATTTAGAACCCGATAAACCGACCGGTCAACTCCGTCCAAGCGTGAGACTTGGTCACGTGATGCTCGACCGACATGACGACCAAGCGGGTCGACGTGTCGAGGCCCAACCGCGGGGAATAGACGGTGATCGCATCGAGAGGGAAAATGTCCGGTTGGATCCAATTTGTTTTGATCGGGACGTCGAGCCCGGGAACCCGGAGTACTGCGTACATTTGTTGGGCCGCTTGCTGAGCGAAAGAGGGACTCGCGAACTGGGAGTCCATCCAAACCGCTTGCTGTTGGTAGCCCAAAAAGTTGAAGGCGTTGACGTTATAGACCGAGTCGAGGTCGTCGTATTTGAAGACGATAGGTTCAGACTTAGGCGAGTAGGCGTTGACCCCGATGACCGCGGACGTATTCCGGACTTGTTGGAGATCCTTGGTCATTTGCATAATCTCGCATCCGTTGAGGTCGGTTCCGGATCCTACGACACCGGCGACGTCTGACTCCCAAAAAGTCCTCTTAATGGTCGTCGGGGTCATGAACTTCTGGAACCGTAGGCTCCCGTTGATGTCGACCGCGATGAAGTAACCGATCGAAAAAGCGATCTTCGCGAGGATTTGAAGGGGTGAGACTCCCGTGTTGCGTGTGAGCACGGATCCGGCGTCTCCGACCGGGAGATAGTACGCATGAGGCGACTCCGGACTCCCGAGGTCGGTTCCTAGCCCGAACGGAGCGTCCGGGACGAAGGAGGAGAAGTACATGTCCGCGATGTCGAAGTGGCCAAGCGAAGCGAGGTAGGCGGCCGCGTAGAACACGTTCCAACCGTCCATCCACGGGAGCGCGTAGCGAGGGTTTTGCATTTGGATGAAGCGGTCGCGGAGGCCCATCTTGAACATCGAGCCGTTCGTGGTCGCGATCACTTCGCCGGTCGTGTGGCCATATCCTGAGAACGCTTGTTGAAAAGCGACCAGGCCGCCGGGGATAGACCGGCCAAGCGTGACGAGGGCCGCGTTTTGGCCTGAGTTGACCGACCAATTCCCCCAATAGCCGAGGGCTCCGGTCGGGAGTATCCTTTGCCGGTTGTTGTTGAAAAGCAAGGATCCGGACGTCGTCACGATGAGCTCGTCGGGATTGAACTCCCAACGGAGATGAACCTCCTCCGGAGAGACCGCGACCGGTAGGTTGGTGTTCCTCATCGTCACCGCTTGCCAAACGAGGTCGACCGCTCTAAGGCAGACGCATTGATCAGCGAAAGGAGTCGACCGATAGGTTCCGTTGGTCGGCCCCGTGAGGTCAAGATGGTAGTAGCAGACGGGCCCCGAAAGGCTCGAGGTACTCGGGTTGATCGTCGCGCTCCATCCCGTAGGAACCGCTCCGGCCGTGGTGAAGGAGTAGCTCCCGAGTCCGGCCGGGTAAGTGTCCCCGATCGTGAACTCAGGCGAGTCGTAAGAGCACGAGACGTTCCACTTGGTCGGATGAGCCGAAAACGAAAGCGCGATGAACCGGAACGCGCGAACCTCGAGGGAGTTGATCAAGGTGATCGGGGCTCCGGTGTTGTCGACCCGGTTCTCCTCGAACACATAGGGGACATCGTTGTTCCCGACCCATATTTGGAGGCGTCCGGCAAGGAGGCGGAACTCGAGGTAGTTCATCGGGTTCTTTGGCGCATGGCCGACGACCCCGCTCGTGTCGTACTGGTCGTCCGCTTGCCCGAAACTAGCGTTTGTGTCCCCTTGGTCGCGGAAACTTTCGAGGTCTTTCCAGGTCGTCCCGTTGTCGGTCGACCTCGAGATCACGACCGAGCCGCCTCCGTCATAGTGGAGCGAGTAGAGGACGACGTTCGACCCTGTCCCGATCCCGACGCGGAACGTCGTGTACTTGACATAGTCGCCGTCTGAGACGTCGCGGTCTTGCTGGTCCAGGCGAGACCAAAGGAACGTCACTCCTTGAGCCGAGATAGTCGCGGTCGCGTCGAGATAGTACGACTCGGCCGTCGACGGCGAAAGTTGGAGGTCGAACTCGGTGAAGTTGTGGGGAGTGTTCTGCCTGAAAGTGAAAGGCACCGTCCCGACGTTGGCCCATTTGACATTAGGGGACGAGTCGCTCCCGAGCCCGTAGCCTACGGCCTGGTCGTGATAGACCATGACCGGCTTAGGGTAGATCGCTTGAAGGTTGTAGTCGGCAATAAAGTCGACGTTGGATCCCCACACGGCGGCCGTGTTGTTCCAAGGGAAGTCGGAGTACTCGAACCGCGGGAGCTTGACGTAAGTCCACCGTGATTGAGGGTCTTGGAGTTGAACTTGAGCGTAATCTTGGATCCTCATCGCGAACCTCCATGGAAAGGACGTCCGGGCGTTTTCGGAGCCTCAAAATGGCCGACATGCCTCGACCCGGAGGTTTTGACCGCGACCGGGGTCGGACACTCGACCACGCGAGCTCCGAAGTCCTTCATCCGTTGGAGGAGCTCGCGCTCCTCGGCGATATGGAGGCCTTCGTCAAACCCATGGACTCGAGTGAAAAAATCGACCCTCACAAAGACCCCGCTCGTGAAAGCGCCGTCGGTGAAACAAAGGCCGCCGTCTCCCGCATGGGTGAAAAGAGGGCAGACCACGGCGTCAGCCTGGCCGAAGTATTTGGAGACGGCCTCGACCGCTCCGGGGAGCGGGATGTCGTCGTCATCGATGAACCACACCCATTCCGTGAGGGATTGGTCTACTCCCCGGTTCCGAGCGAAACTCGCACCGCTCGGTTTCTCGATGACGACCGCCCCGACCCCTTCCCTCGCTTGGCTGAGCTCGAGGACGTAACCGGCGCTTTTGCGGCCGTCGGCGACAAGGACGACCGGAACGTCGTCCGGGAGGTTAGACATGAGAGTACGGGCCTCGAGAGGCCTCTCGCGGGTCGGTATGACGACGGTGAGGGCTCCGTCTTTCCCTGGTGACGCGAGGATCCTGCCTCCCCAGTGTTCAGGGACGTCCCCAAAATTGGCCCAAGGAATAAGTCGGGAAGAATGGTGGGCGTCTCCGTCGGACCGCTTCGACCAATAGGTTCGGGCCGTGGTCGAATAGAGGTGTTCGACCGTTCCATTTAACCCGGCTAAAATCCGGAAGTATTTCCAGTCCTCGGCCGCGAGGCGATGATCGTCCTCGACGGGGAACTCGGTCGACCTCGCGACGTCTCCCCAAACGACGACGGCCGACGTCTTGATGAAATTCTCTCTCTCGAGGCGGTCACGGTCAAACGTAAGGTCTCCGCGGAGTTGAGCCTCGGGATGTTCGTCGGGCCGGTACCTGAAACGTCCGGTCTCGGGATCTTTCCATCTCCACGCGAACGACGTCCTCGAGTAGCTCATGAGAAGGCCGGGACGCGACTCGTGAAATGCGACATGCTTGGCGAGATGGTCAGGGTTCCAAGTGTCGTCGGAGTCGAGGAAAGCGACGTACTTCCCGCGTGAGAGGGAGACCCCGTAGTTTCGCGCGGCCGCGGGCCCGCGGTTGTCCGCGAGGTTGAAGTACCAGATACGATCCTGGTAGTCAAAGAACCGGTTGGTAGCCGCTTGGCGGATCGCCTCCCAATCTCCGGATCCGTCGTCAACGACATAGAGCCGCCAATCCTGGAAAGACTGACGGACGACCGAGTCGATCGCTTCGAAAAGGAGGTCGGAACGGTTATAGGTCGGGATGACGACGGAGACCGTCTCGGGTTTCCCTTCTCGTTTCTCAGTGAGGAGGAACCTGCCCCGGCACCACTCTTCAAACCGCCTCGGCATCTCTTTGACCGTCTGGTGCTCGAGGTGGTGGACATAGGCGTCCCTGACTTGAAAGAGCTTGGTGTACCGAGCGGCCCGAGCGAAAAGGTCGTAGTCTTCGCCGAAGATCCGGTAATCCTGGTCGAAGCCTCCGAGCCGATCCCATAACCGCCGATCTATGAGGAAACAATATCCGCCTTGAGGGACGTAGGGATCCGAAACGGGGAGGATCCCGGAGAACTGAACCGACGCGATCCTCCACCACTTGCAAACTTTCTCATAGTTGGCATAGATGTCCTCGACCCGAGAGGGATCTCCAAGGGCCGGAGGAGAGACACCCAGCGAACCGACGCAACGGCTCGAGAGAGGGATCACCAACCCGCATTGATCTGAAAGGGACTCCCTGAGCCTCGAGAGGGATCCGGGAGAGAAAACGACGTCGTTATTGACCACGAGGAGCGCGTCATAGTTTCCGGGATGGCTCACCCCAATGTTGACCGACTTGCAATAGTTCCCGCGGTCTGAGTTGACGATCATCCTCGTTTTGGCTTTCGGGTTGTCGATGTCGGCCCGGATCGCCCCAAGCGTCTCGGGTTCGGAGCCGTTGTCGACCAAGACGATAGAATCCCCGTCCTTCATCTCCGCGCGGAGCGACATCAAAGTTTGAGTTAAGAGAAAAGGTTTGTCGAGTGTTGGGATGACGATCCTGATATTCATTAGTCTCTCCGTGGACATGCGCGACAATTCGAATTGTCTCCGCTCTTTACATAGTAAAAATTAGCGAGGAAAAGCTGATAGCTAGCGTTGTCGTCAACGATTTTGGCCCATGGGTCGACGTTGAAGTCTCCGATCTTGAGCCGCGCGAGGCAAGACCAGGCCGTACCGTCGTAATCGACATACATCTCTTTGGGGACTTCTTTGAACTCGGGAGGCTCGTCCGAGACGTCGGGAGGAGGAGGCACCCTTTTTGCCGAGTACCCGATCACGTCGACCTCCCCTACCACGAACGCGACGTCGACAAGTGCGGCCACAAGTTGAGTTACGAAAACATTGTCGGTGACCGTGGTCGTTATCCCGAGCGCGGTCGTGACGAAAACATTAGTTATGTAATTAAGCTGTGTGCCGTTGTATTGTTCAACCGCGAATTGCACTTCGTTTACTTTATAGAGGATGTCGTTCCCGTGAGTGTAGTTTGGTACTGTGAGTTGAGGAGGGTAGTTAAAAGTCGTGTTGGTCTGGTTTTGCTGGATCGTGGTGATCCCTACCAGGGTCGTCGTATAACCTAAAGTGTTTACTCCCGTTGCGGTGTAGGTCGTGGTGTGGTCTAACGCGGTCGTCGCCGTCGTGCTTGCCACGCTTCCGGGAGGGTTGGAAAGTGCAAACCCCGCGACGGCCGTACCGTTCAATATCCCACCGTAGTTTGTGGTCGTCGGGAAGTAAGTTGCGGGTGTCGTCGTGAAGGTCTGATAAACCGTCGTCGTCCCGCCGGGGACGGTCAAGTAAGGAGGGTTCGTGACCGTGGTCTCGGCCGTGACAACCCAGTCCCAAAATGCTCTCGCCGCGGTGATCGATGTCAAATGAGGCCCCGTAGTCCCCGTGGTTCCCCTCGGAGACGTCCCTCCGCATGGAGACAGTCCGTAGAACATGATGTCGGCCCATCTCCGGATCTTTCGCGGGTCGGTGTTGTCGATGATCGCGTTCGGGTTGGCCGTCGAGAATTCCGGCATTTGAACGACGAGGTTGAGCCCGGCGGCATCGGCCGCGATCCTCGCCTTCGCAACGTTCTCGAGAGTCTTGTCACGGAGGAACCGGAGCGACTCCTCGACCCGGTCGGTGACGTGGTGGTCGGCCGGAACCATG